AAAGTCGAACAGAGTGCGTAGGATGGCGACGCCTGAACTGAAGCGATCCCCGCAGATCAATTGATTAAGACTTGCTGCAATCATCAACTCTTTGACGCGCTGCCGGGAGTGGTCTTTACCTGCTCCGGGTTTGGCAACGGCGATTGCGAACAGGTTGCAGCGTGTGCCGAGATCGGCCATGGCGTACCGTCGCCCAAAGATGGCCCCAAACATAACGAGGGCGTTAGCGAGCGCAAAGGTTGGCTGCGGCTGTTGAGCCGTGTTGATGATCCAGCGGGTCACCCTGCCTACAAGAGACGGGGTATCGAACCACACATGCGGGAAGTTTTCCTTGGTGCTCTTTTGAGTCTTCTTAGGCTCCTTGAGGTTCGTAAGGTCAACGAGCTTGACCGCCTTGACGGGATTCAGATCAATGTGGACTGGCGGTACCCAGCCGTTTTGTTGAGCGTAGTAGTAGAGAGTTCCTGCGCCGATTTTGCTAGGCGGCGACTTGCTGTAGTGATCCCAGCGTTGACTGGTTTCTAGGCTGTTGTACTTGCCAGAGGCTCGCGACCACTGATCGAATATATGCAATCCCTTACCTTCGGTGGCGCAATAGATGGCCATGCCGATACGGTTCCAGTCGTCCCACGAGAGGTCTGGGTTTGGTACATACTTCAGGGAATCCTCGACCGCTGCCAGAGTTCCCACGAGCCCGTCGTTGGAGGTTTTAAGATCCTTTTCGGCTAAAAGCGTGCTGACCAGCCTCTTACGTCTCAGATTAGGCGGTAAAGCGTTATAAGCCTCTTCAGCGGCCTCCAGCACCTGCTGACGGGTCACGATTGGCAGGGCGTTTACGGGCGTCTGGTGCGGTGCGTCGAACGGCCATGCGTAAGGCTTGTTGGTCTCCGGGTGATAGGCGTAAGCAACGAACTGCTGGCCGACCCCAAGGACTTCGATAGGGTGCAAGGAGATCTTACTGAAGGGCTCTAGTGTCCGGTACAAGTACAGGGCCTTAGGGGATTTGCCGATGCGGATGAGATCGGTCTGGCCAAGTTTGTTTTGGAACACTTCCCCGACTTTGAGGGCAACGCCTTCGTCCAATACGTCGATGTCAATGGCAACGACTTCCCCCGTTAGGATGCCGATGCCGCAACCGGGCCACTTGGTCCAGATGTCGATATGGGTATTGACAGCGTTGATTTCTGTCCAGCGCGGCAACTCTCCCCAGACGCCTTCAAAGTAGCGCCCCGGTCGCTTAGTGCCCGGCATGATGGGAATGATCCGGTAACCGCCATCAACAAGCTTGGCGGCATAGTCTTCGATGAAGTTGTCAGACATTTTTGATTTGAACCTCGACTCGCTCTTCGCCTTCGTCGTACTGCTTGCTGGCAATAATTTGAGCAACAGCGGCGTCATCTTGCAGAACGATGCCGTTCATGGAGTCCAGTATTACCTTGATGATGTTGTCGAGATCCGGTCGAGAAGTGTGCCAGCCCGTCTTCTTCTTGCTGTTGAAGTAGGCTGTGATAGTGACCTTGACAGGCCCTTCTAGCATAGCCTTACCAAACATAGCAATCTGGAACAGCGACTTAACTTCCTGCTCGTACTTGCGAGTCTTGAAAGGCGTGTAAGCGACCATGTTGCCATTCTTGGCACGACCAAAGCGCGGCCTTCCCTTGCTGACCGGCTTGCCAACAATCACTGCATCAATCATGTGTCAACCCCGCTAATTTATGAATTTTTTGAACGATGCGCCACGGCGTAAGGCTCTTACGGTTCAAGTAGTTCGCCAAAGTATTGCGATGAATCTTGAGCCTCTTTGCCGCAGAACTAATGGTGAGCCCTTGGCGATACAGCAGCAGATACACCTTGTCCCTATCAGACATCCAGTCGTAAATACCAATAGCCACTTGCCCTTTGGTTACTCTTTCAATTACCTTCTGCCACTTAGGCGATGGTGCTCTTGAGCCAGTCACCCAACGGGTCACAGCTTCACGAGAGCAGCCGCACATACGCGCAAACTCTGAGTGTGTCAATCCTTTCGATTCGATCCAGTCGTCAAGGGTCATTTTTCCTCCTGCCCACGGTGACATCATGCCACCCCTTGCAATCCGTCACAAGGGGGAGTATCGTTCGACTACCGGGTAAGCCGGGAACACGCTAAACACGCTAAACAAAGGAACACGCAAATGAGAACTGAACTTGAGATTGCCGAAGATCTCTTCAAGGCCAAGCAGGCTGAGAAGGAGGCTGAAGCAAAACGGATAACTCTGGAAGAAGAACTTGTCGCAGTCCTTGGCAAGCGCGACGAGGGAAGCAAGACCCACTCAGTGGGCGACTACAAGGTGACCATCACCGGACGAGTCAACCGCAAGATCGACTGGGAAGCGTTCGACACTTTGTCGCACAAGATCCCTGAGAACCTGTGGCCGGTGAAGCGGGCCTTGGACGAGACTGGTGTCAAGTACCTCGCGAACAATGAGCCGCAACTCTACAAGGTGCTTGCTCCGGCGTTGACCGTTGCCCCTGCAAAAACCACTGTATCAATCGTCATGGGAGCATGAGATGGCTATTTCACTTCAAAGCTTACGTAAAACAGGCACTGCCCGACCGCCACGCATTGTGGTGTACGGCACCCACGGCATCGGTAAGTCCACCTTTGCTGCACAGGCTCCGAATCCGGTCTTTATTCAGACCGAAGAAGGCTTGGATGCGGTCAATGCAACGGCCTTCCCGGTATCGCAGTCTTTTGATGACATGATGGAAGCGATTGGTTCGCTGGCCTCTGAGGATCACGACTTCAATACGGTTGTGCTCGACTCAGCGGATTGGGCGGAGCAGTTGATCCACAAGCGCGTTGCACAGGACAACAACGTGGCCACCATTGACGCCATTGGCTACGGGCGCGGCTACAAGGCGGCAGGTGATTACTGGAAGCAGTTGCTGGAAGGCTTCGATCATCTGCGTACTGTCAAGAACATGCAGGTTGTGCTGCTGGCACATACACAGGTCAAGCGATTCGATGACCCGCTGGCCGACCCGTATGACCGCTATCAGTTGGATCTGCACCACGGCAGCGCGAGTCTCATCAGCGAATGGTGTGACATCCTGATGTTTGCCAATCAGCAATACACTACTGTCAAAAGTGATGTGGGCTTCAATCAGAAGGTCACTCGCGCAATTGGCACCGGCAGTCGTGTACTGTACACGCAAGAGCGTCCGGGCTGGCAGGCCAAGAGTCGATGGCCGCTGCCTGATATGGTTCCCCTCGACTATCCCAAGTTTGCGGATGCCTTGAGCACTGCAATGACCAACGTAATCGGAGAGTAAAATGGCTAAGTTGAATTTTGATGCAAACGCTTTTGATGGCGTCGAAGCCCCGCAAGAGAACACCCTTCTTCCGGCGGGCGAGTACACCATGCAGATTGTGCAGTCCGATATGCGGGCTACCAAGGCTGGCACGGGTCAGTATCTGTGGCTGGAGTTTGACGTTGTGAGTGGCCCCTGCGCTCCGGGTCGAAAGTTCTGGGATCGACTCAACATTGAAAACCCGAACGATCAGGCCAAGAAGATCGGCTTGTCGCAGTTGCTGGCAATCTCCAAGGCAGTGGGCTTTGCTTTCCCGCCGCCGGACTCGCAGGAACTGCACTTCAAGCCCATCAAGGTCGTGATCAAGCACAAGGAAAACAAGCAGGGCGCTTTGGAGACCCGTCCCAGCTATTACGGGCTGACGGAAACCCCGAAGGCAGCTCCTGCTGCTGCACCGGCTGCGGCTCCTGCTGGGGCTACTCCGAAGCCTTGGGAACGGCATAAGAAGTAACGGCGAGGGCGCGGCATCTTGGTGTTTCCCCCCACACACCCACCGCTACACTGGGATGTCGCGTCCTCTCCTTGAGAGAAATAATGGCCAAACTACCTGAAACACATGACCCCACTTTGCTCGCTATTGACGCTGCCTTAGAGGGATCTCAAGAACAAAGAACTAGGAATTATCTTGGAGCCTCTTCTATTGGCGATCCGTGCGACCGCAAATTGTGGCTAAATTTCAGATGGGTCAAACGCGGCTTTATTGAGGCTGCGGGCTTAAGACGAATAAATGATGGGCACCGGGGTGAAAAGGTGGTCGCAGACTTGCTCCGGATGGTTCCGGGGCTTGATCTTTCCACGGAAAAGGAACCCGGTGTCCAGCATTCCTTTGAGGCTTTAGGCGGTCACTTTCGCGGCAACTGCGACGGCTTGCTGATGGGCTTACTGCAAGACCCAACGACTCTGTATATGTGGGAGTGCAAGATCGTCAACGAAACCAAGTTTAAGAAGTTGGACTCGCTGAAGATGAAGAATTCGGCAGACGCTCTGAAAAACTGGGACATCGTGTATTACGCGCAAGCGCAGATTTACATGCACTTCTTCAATGCTTCAAAGCATTACCTGACAGTAGGTTCCCCCGGAGTGCGTGACCTAACGAGTGCTGTAACAAAGTACGACAAGGGTGAAGCCGAGAAGTACATCGAAAAGGCAAAGCGAATCATCTTCTCGCCAAGACCATTTTTAAAGATTAGCAATGATGCTGCATGGCACGAGTGCAAGATTTGCTCATTTCATTCCATGTGTCACGAACAGGACATGCCGAGACACAAGAGTTGTAGAACCTGTCTGCACAGTACTCCGCTGAAAGAGGGCGGCTGGAAGTGCGAACTGCATCAAAAGGACTTGGACACCGAAGCTCAAGTTAAAGGCTGCGGGAGTCACTTGTTTGTTCCCGACTTGATACCCGGAGAACAGATAAACTCAGGGCCTAACTGGGTTGAATACAAGATGCCCGGAGGTGCCGTATGGATCGACAAGACGACCTGAGCGAAGAAGACGTTGAGGCGACGATGCTTCTGAATAGCGATCAGATGTTTGTAATTATGAAAGCTCTGGATGTGTATGCCTACGCGCTGATTGTTTCAGAAAACAAAAAAGAATTGCGTGAAGTTAAGAAGATTGCAGAGATCATCTTGTCTAAGATGCCGAAGCCGGAGTTGAATTCGTGATTAACCTTAGACCATATCAAAAAGAAGCCATTGATAGCACGTTTCGATACTTTGCTGACAACGACGGCAACCCGCTGATTGTGCTACCCACTGGAACTGGCAAGTCAGTTGTGATTGCAGAGTTTTGTCGTCAGACGCTGAAAGACTGGCCAGATACTAAGATTCTGGTAGTCACTCATGTTCGCGAACTGATCAAGCAGAACCACGACGAATTGAAGACGCTATGGCCCGAAGCCCCGGCGGGGATCAACTCCGCTGGTCTTAAGAAGCGTGACTACGACCCGTCAATTGTGTTCTGTGGGATACAGTCGGTTCACAAGAAGGCATCGAATTTTGTGAAGGTCGATTTGGTGTTGATTGACGAGGTGCATCTGGTGCCTCGCAAGACCAATACGATGTACCAGCGGTTCTTGAGTAACCTGAAGATTATGAATCCGCACATGCGGGTAATCGGTTTGACTGCGACCCCCTATCGGCTGGACTCTGGGCTGTTGCACACGGGTAAGGAAGCGTTGTTTGATGCCGTCTCTTATGAGGCAGAACTGAAGGATATGGTCGATCAGGGTTACCTTACCCGGCTGATGTCCAAGCAGCCCAAGACCAGACTAGATGTCTCCAGTGTCAGTATTCGTGGTGGCGAGTTCGTAGCCGGTGAACTAGAGCGTGCCGTGGATCGTACCGATGTCAACGAGTCGGTTGTACGCGAGATTGTCGTGCTGGGTGCCGAGCGCAAGTCTTGGCTGATCTTCTGCGCAGGGGTCAAACACGCCACTCACATTGCCGAGATCGTCCGCCGATACGGCGTTAGCTGCGAAACCATTTTTGGCGATACCCCGAGTGCTGAGCGTGACCGGATTGTCCGCGACTTCAAGGCAGGCAAGATCCGCGCACTGGCGTCCATGGGGGTATTAACGACGGGGTTCAATGCGCCAATAGTGGACCTGCTCGCCATACTTCGGCCTACAGAGTCAACCGGCTTGTACATACAAATCATGGGTCGAGGGATGCGTAACTCGCCCGGCAAGGAAGACTGTCTGGTGCTGGATTTTGCTGGGAACATTGCACGCCATGGGCCGGTAGATCGGGTCAACCCCAAGAAGCCCCGCCAGAGCGACGGAGAAGGCGTAGCACCAACTAAAACCTGTCCCAAGTGCCAGAGCATCGTCTTTGCTGGAACGTCTGAATGCCCCGATTGCGGCTATAAATGGCCCCCGACGCCGATAGCCATTGATCAGACGGCAACGACGCTACCAGTGATGAGCATGAATGCTCCTTCAGAGTGGTTTAAGGTCAACTCTGTCTCCTATAGGCTACACAAGAAGGCAGGCAGTCCTGACTCTATGCGGGTGGAATACCGCTGCGGGATAGCCCTGCACAGCGAATGGGTCTGCTTTGACCATAAAGGCTATCCGCACGATAAGGCACTTCGCTGGTGGCAGCGGCGCATGACAGGGCCCGGCATTCTGCCTAAGTCAACGGCTGACGCTATTGAGAAGTCCGAATCTCTACGCAAGCCAACCGAAATCAAGGTTCGCAAGAATGGCAAGTACACAGAAATTGTCGAGTTTCGGTTTATGTCCGATGTGCAATCGGGAGGCCAGAGGATTCCTGTACATGCCACCGCCCGGCATCACTCGACGGGCTAAAAGACTCTGCTCACTTCGCTGCATGGATGACTACATGATCGACAAATCACCCAACGAGAAACTGGCTTTGAACGATGCTTCAGCGGCTGCGGGGCACTACATCGAAGCCACCGGGATGTACAACTTTCTGGACTTTACGCCAGATCAGTTTGACGAGTTTATTGAGTCAATCGTCACAGCTTATGTGGAGTCTCTTCAGGGTCAAAGTCCGCAGGAAGAGCAGATTCGCTTCCCTTGATGTATCCGTGCCCACGGCAAGACTCTTCGTTTAGATGCAGCATGACTATGCCTGAGTACTTGGTGTGGGAGCACCAGCCCTCGCCGTCATACGTCTTGATAAAGTTCTTGCACTGACCGCAGCGCATCATACCCGTTGCCCTCTGAAGTAAGCCTGCCCATTAATCACTACGCACATTTCAGGTTCCAAAAGCCGTCCGTCCCTGAATGTCAGCACCACAAAGCCCGATGCCCAGTTAAGCGGCCCAGCCTCTGTGTAGTGAAACTGTGGCCCCTTGGGTTCTGCCAGAGTGCCTGTGTCTACGCCGTACCTACGGCCACGGTAATCGCCCCACGGGGTGTATTGGAGCTTGTGCAGGTGTCCATGGACGTAATTGACCCCAGAGCGTAAAGCACTGTTATACGCCGCGTGGATGCCTCCACCCACAGGCCGATGCCGGATGACCGTCCAACTCTCACTTTCTGCATTAACATGCACTGCCCAGCCAGCCCGCCAACGCGGTAAGTAGTCGAGCAGCATTGCCCCCGGCATCTCCTCCATCTCTGGAGCGTTGGTGCACAGGTAGTTCTCAAAGCGGGCGTCGTGATTGCCAATCGTGCGGATCAACTTTGCCTTGCCAGCAGCCCTCTCAATTTCGCCGCAGCGGTCCTGAACGGCATGGATCTCTTCCTTGAGTTCCGGCTGCTTTTCCCAAAGGGATCTGGGGTGCCTGCTGATCCGGGCCCCATCCAAGATGTCTCCATTCAGGATGACTAAAGCCGGACTAAGCGACTTAACTAACTTGCAGAAGGCTTCGTGCGCAGGGGTAACAATTTGGGGCCAGTAGTGCGCGTCAGAGGCTATCAGGACAATGGCATTGTTGACATCAACGTGCATCTCGGTTTCATAACGCCTTGCCCTATCTTCAGACAACTTGGTAATGGCGTTGCCAACCATCGTGTTTTTGCTGGTCTTGGAGGTAGGCGGGATCACACTTGGAAGCGATATTCCGTACTTTTTCTCCATGTTTCTTCGTCTAGAAGCCGCTGCCCTAGTGGCCATTTTTAAGTATTTTGCTACGGCAGATGGAGATCCTAGTCTATTCCAAGCGTCAATAAACTCTTCGTCACTGATTCGCTTTGACATCATTCACCTTTAACTGGATCCCAAGCTCTTGTCGGCGCTTGTGAGTCTTCTTATCGTCGCGAACGGCTCGCCATTCCAAATGGCCATCGACAAGGCGGAATTCTTCCCTGTGTACCAAAGCGCAGTCGCAACACTCTGTATGCGTATACCCACGGACGCGATACCACTTGCCGTCCTCAATCTGGACAGGAGTGTACTTGTCCTTCTTTTTCATGGACTTGACTCTACCTGCTTGCGTAGCGCCTTAGCAAGAGTTCTTCGGCAAGAGTATATCCACCGCGAGCCTTCTTGATCCTTTGAGCTTCCATTTGATGAAGCTTCTCAGCGTAGGCATCGCTTTCTTCTCGGGTGCTAAAAGCGCCAAGATGCTTACGAGTCTTATTGAAGTAGTCATAAGCTTCTTTGTCAGAAACCACACGACCATTAATTACAGTAGGAATGACGTAGTGCTTTCCATCCTGCTCAACACCAATTGTAAGAACAGTGCTGTAGGTTCCGTCGGCATTCTTGACAGCAGGAAGCTTTGAAACATCAATATTGCCGGGTTCAACCAAGCCGCCATCAGCCATCCGGTTTGACGCCAAAAGATCAAACAATTTCTTGCGCTTTTCTACCGGAGTGGCGTTAAAGGTTTGTGCATTCAGCAAGAAGTCTTTGTTAAGGCCGTACTGATCTAAGTAACGACCAACCTTGGCGACCTGATCAGGACCTAAGTTTTCGTAGCTATAGTCTTGAGCAGCGCCATCATCTTCCGGAGCCTCCTTAAAAGGGGTCATAGGAGTACCGCCCTCGGTAGGCATTCCAGACTCATCTTCAAAGCCACCAACAAAAATATCTTCTGCTATTTCTTTCTGCTGTTGCTTTTGGCGAAGTTCCCGCTCCTCACCGGCAACGGCAGTCTTACCGGAAGTGTAGAAAGCTCTAGGCATAACGTCCGCAACAGCGTTAGCCAATTTCTTAACTCTGCCAGAAGCATCAACCGAGAAGTCAATGTCAGATGCTACTTTAGCGAGCTTTTGCACGCCGTTAGGATCAAGCAACAGTTCCTTAATGGCTTCATCGGTCTTTCCAGACAATTTAGCGCCATTAATGCGAGACATTAAAATAGTAATTTTTTGCGGAACACTGGTAATTCTGTCTCGCAAAATTGACATGACTCTGGGAATACTTAAACCTTCAATATTTTTTTCCAAAACGTCGAGTCTTTCTGCCCCAACGCTCATGCCAACTTTACTAATGTCAGCTTGGGAAATTTTATCAGCAAGCAAACCAACCTTCCGAAGCGCAGGCTGGAAAGCAGATCCAAAAATTTGATCTAAAGCGTCTTTGTTCTTTGGGTCCATCAAGTAGTCAACAAAACCACTTGGATTGTTATCCGCCAATTGGATAACTTCAGCCCGAAGAGTGCGACGAACAGCGCGAGCAGACTCCGCGTCTAAATCACTAATGTCGCGCAGCAGCTTTGTTCTGGCGGCAGGGTCTACCATAAAAGAACGAGCTAGTGCGTTATAGTTAGGCGCATCAAATTTAGTCAAAGCATTATCAGAAATGCGCTTTTGAGCGGCGCTGGCCGCACTGTCAAGAGCATCAATTCTGGCTCTTACTTGAGAGTCATCTATAAGCGCAGTAGTAAGTTTTTCTTTCAGACCGGGAATTTGACTGATGATTCCCTCTTTAGTTTTTATGTAATTTGCAAGTTTAGAAGGTTTAATTACCCCGTCTTCCACAACTTTATCGTAAAGGTCGCTGATAATAGAGTCTTCGGCAACCTTAAATCCCTCTTCCTTTCCAGCAGCACGAACAAACTGATTAAAAGACTCGGTATTTTTTAGAATAACGGGAGCAACTTGAGTTGCATAGGTTTTAGAGTCGATGTCCTTTATGCCTTGAGCACCAAAAGGAACGCCAACCTTCTGCCAGTACTCTCGGTCAACTGCACGCAGCTTTTCGCTAAATTCACCCGGAATGGTTTTTCTTGCCTCATCAAAGGCATCTTCAAGCTGCTCAACTCTCCGAAGAGAGTCAGGGCTCATTCGGCCACGCTTTAATTTGTTAATTGCGCGTTTTAAAGAGTCTACGTTTTCAAAAGACAGCGTGGGATAAACCCGAACAATATCGCCTGTGCTTGGAGACAACTCTTCTGCTGGCTTAAGAAACTTCATAACTTGTTTGTCAAGTTCAGTTCCTTTGCCAAAAATATCTCTCAAGTTGTTCTGTTCAACAAACTCATAAATTTGCTGTACGCCTTCTGGAGGCATTTCAACCCCCTTGGCAACGGCATCATCAGTAAGAGCCTTGTACTTTGGAGACATCTCATCTCCAACAACTTTTTTCCTAGCTTCAATCAATCCTTCAATTCGCTCTCCAAGAACTTCTTTTGTAGTCGTAGGCTCAAACCCAGAGGCAATGTCTTCAATTCTCTTAGACAGAACTTCTCTGCGCTGAACCACATTGCCAGCATCAAGGCCAGAGGCAACCTGTTTTCCCGGCTTATAATCAGGGTCAAATACAGATCGTTCAGCGCCCTTTGCTTCATAACGACTGCCAAAAATCTTTTCAACCTTGCTCCGCACATCCCCCTTTAAGCCAGCCAAGGTGTCATTTACTTTTTTACGAAAAGCAGGATCTGTTTTAGCAAGACGAATGACTTGCTGTCTAATAATTGGATTGTCAGCAATTGCAACAAACAATGGAGCTTCTTTTCCGGTTGCAAACTTAGACGCTTCGCTGGCTTCTTTCAAAATTTCATCAATGGACTTTGAGCCTTGCTCTTGAACGGCAAAATCAAGCAATCTCTTAGCAGCGCCAGTAATAACTTGTTGCTCTGTTTCAGAGGGTTTACCTCTAAGAACAACTTGTTTAACCATATCGACTGCACGAGAAACAACTGGAGCAGATTGCTCTGCCAAATTAGCCGCAGTCTCTCGTTTAGCTGCGCTTGCTCCACCGGCCAAAAGAGACCCGGCAAGCCTTCCAGCACCAGATTCTTCCCCAAAAACAGCTTTTTCAGCCGCAGCGCCGCCACGGCCACCTATATCAGCGACAACACCAGTTAAAAACTCTCCAGCAGATCTTCCTGCTACGAGCAATGGTTTTGCTTTTCCAATTAGACCTAAAGGATCTGTTGCAGATTCTACCCCTGCACCGACAATTTCAGTAACGAGACCGGGAGCGGTTAAGTCGCGAGCTCCTGTAACGCGAGCCGCAGCCCTTTGTTTTTCTCCATACTTTTCTGCAAGTTTAGAAAGGCTCGGGAAGTAACCGCTTTGTCGCAGCATTTCTATGCGTTCTTCTACGCCCATCTTTTCGCGCTGAGAGCGCTCTTGCATCTCACGACCTTTACGCATCATTTCTGCGCCAGTTTCGTAAGCAGCGCCAATGGCAGAAGTAGTTCCAGTAAGACCTCTTTTTGCAGCGTTAATCAAATAGTCAATAACACCAACTTCCTCTTGCGTCTCCCCCGATACAGCAGGGGCTGGCTTGGAAGTGGGCGAAGGAGCAACAGGCTCAGAAACATACTTTTCTCCAGCAAGCATTCTCAAAGTTGCTTCAGAAAGTTTGGAATAGTCACCACTTTTAATGGCTTCCAACTCTTCATCTGAAAGATTGCTGTAGTCAATTTTTGCCATGTAATAGCCCTCTTTTATTTCTTTTTAGCCTGTTCGCGGCGTAAAAGTTCATCTGCGGCCAATTGCGCAGGTGTTTTAACTTCACTGCCAGCAGGTGGGCCTTCGCTTCTTCTGCGATTTCTCCTTTCGGTAACGCTAATATAAGGCGAGTCAAAAATGTCTTCAGGAAGATTTGTTAAACCAGCACCAGAATAAATGTTTTTCAACCGTTTTCTTGAATTGTTGTATTGATTGGCGTAGTACGCCTCGTAAGTTTCAAGCAGCTCTTTCTTTTGCTCGTTGGTCAAGTCGCCAGCGCCGCCAGTAAAGAACTTGGAAATAGCATTGGTTACGCGCTGAGCAAAAGATCCTGCTCCAACAACGCTTTCAACTTCAGCCATACTAAGCTGCTTGTCTCCAGAAATTGTCGTAAGAGATCTATTAAGTTGAGACTCAGCTTGCGGGTTTCCCTCAATAGCAAGGCCAAGATTGCTCAAACCCTCATTAATTGTGTTCAGCCTATCCTTTGGACCAGAAAGAGTTGAGGCAACTTCTAAACGAATAGAACGCACATCTGCGGGGCTGAGCCCGCTAGAATCAACGGCTCCAATTGAATCAAGCTCACGCTGTGCAGCCCGTTTTTCTTCAGTTGATCTTTTAGGGTCATTAATAATTGACTGAAGATCAATGATCTTTTGAGCATCGGCTTGAAGAGACTTTGGCCTCCCCTTCTGAGCATCAATCATCATTTGCCTTTGAGCCAAAGAAGTCAGGCCACGCATAGCGGCTTCTTGAGTCTTTTGCGCCTCAGTAAGACCGTACTTAGCCCCCATCTCTTTAATGGCAGCGATCTTGACCTGCCGCTCTTTTTCAGCCTGCTTTCTCTCCTGACCGTACTCGCCAACGTCGCGCAAGAAGGTATACAAGTTCTGCCGCTCATAAAAGCGGGGATCGTCTTTGGTGCGCGGAGCAGCAAGCTTTTGCGCAAGACCCATCAGCGCTTCTTTACGGCTGGGTGCCTCTAGCAACTTGAGCCTTGCCGCTTGAATTTGTTCAAGGACATTACGGTTCTTTTCCGCCTCAGAAGAAGCAGAGGACAACTGCTTGCGAAGTTCAGCAATAGACACTAATGAGTCAAGAGGCCCATAAGGAACCTCTTCATCAGCGGTCTCGTCAACGGTCTCGTCCTGAAGTTCGTCCTCAAGACCTGCTTCTTCGTCTTCATCAAAAAGAGGCATAACTTACTCCGTTAACCGCCCTTCGGCGTTTCCTTGTCCGGAAAGTACTTTTTAATGAGATCTAAAATCTCATTAACACCAGCGCCGCCAGTAATGATCTTTTTAATCAGTGGATCTTCACCCGGAGATCCCGGCGTAGTGGTTTCATCAACCACCTTGGTCTGCGGCAACTGAATGCTTTTAAGGATTTCAGCCATGAAAGCAATTTTGCGCTCCGGATCCTTCTCCTGCTCAAGAAAGTCCTTGTAAGCAAGTTCCAGATTCTTCTGCTTCATCTCGCGCTCTTTCTCGCCAATGTCCATGTAAGTCTTGGCTTCGCGACCACCCAGAACCTGCTCCGTCTCGGCAGCGCCCATATACTTATCAGCAAGAGCCCGAAGGTTCTCAGCATCCTTGAGCGACAGCTCGCCACGAGTACTGCCAATACGGCTCAACAGTTCAGCGTCTGTCGAAGTCAACTGGCCCGCAGCCCTGCCAATTTCAGCAAGTCGAGAAGCGTCGTCGCCCGTCAACTGACCAATTTTGCCGCCAATGCCAGAAATACGCTCAACGTCTCTAGCAAAGATGTCCGCTGCCTGACCATAACCAGCCTGCAACGCCTTGCTCTGCTCACCCAAAACGGACTGCTGAACATCACGCAGGGCACGAGCGCCAAACTCTCCCATACGGGTGCTGCCCGGACCCACGCCAAACTGACCAGAGCGAATAAACTCTTCGCCTACCGCCGGGAGATACTTTTCCTGAAGTTGCTTTACACCAACATCTGCGATTTGCTCAACAACCGCCTTGGTGTACGGATTCATGTATTCCGCAGCAGCTTCAGGGAAAGTCCTTGCCGCATAAGCAAGATAAGGCTGCGCCGCCGCTACCCCAGAAGCACCCGCTGCCTTGGAGAAGTAGTCCCTCGCAGCACCAGCCCCAGACATCTTCTCTGCCCTAGAAAGGGCATCTTCCGCAGCCCCAAGGCCGCTGTACTTCTTGGACGCCCCCAAGGCATCGTAAGCCTCTTTCAGCGACGGCTTGTATGCTCCAGCCGCTGTCTTGGCCTTCTCAAATCCTTCGCGCTCAGTGGCTGTAAAGTCTGCAATACGCGGGCCGGTATAGGTCGCATAAGGAAGATCGCCAATGGCCTTAGCCTTGCCAAGGATGTCCGAAGCGTATTCGTTATACCATGCAGGCAACTGAATGCTGGTCGTAGTCGTTGATGAACCAGCAGTTGGGGCTTTGCCACCGAACAAAAAGTCTACTACGCTCATTAGGTCAACCCTCCGCCCATGTACTTATCGGGCGATTTAGCGTCCGGACTGATCTGGCCACGCGATAGGGCACGACCCTTGTGCCTCCGGATATTAGCACGGAATTGGTCCATTCTACGGGCCCCCTCCTTGGTCGAGCCGTCGCCCAAAAGAGCCAAGGTTTCAGCGTCCATTACATACTCCCCGTCGCTGAGAAGTGCCGGAATCTTGTCGTCCCGACCAGAGCCTTCTCCGGCCATATATCGGGAACCGTTAGACCCCCCGGCGGCGTACCCCGTCAGACCCCCCATAGCCATGCCCGTTTCAGGCTCCTTGGCCGGTGGCTGCGTCGGTGCAACCACTTTCTGGGCGTACTCAAAAAACCGCGCCTCCGGACGGGTGCCGTAGGTGTAGTAGTCAATGTCCGGGCTCAACTGGGTACGCTTGATTTCGTACTTCGGCAACGCTCCGCCCAGACCACCAGTGACGCCAGTGCCCGTAGTTTTAGTCGTAGTCCCCGAAGAGGAAGAACCAGCCGCTAGACCCCCAAGGAGCTTCAGGATGTTCTCAGGGGTGGCGTAGTCGCCCAGCAGGTCCTTCAGTTTGTCTAAGAAGGAGGGAGCAACAACAGTAGATGCTTTAGCCAAATTTTCTTGAATTTTGTCCAGTTCTTTTTCTGTTTTTGACGTTTCCTTTGGCTCACCAGTTACAGGATCAACATTAGGATCTGTAAAGCCTTCAGTTAAAGCGCCAGTGGTCAAGCCAAGAGCGACATCTTTAACGTCCAAAGGCGGAGGTTTAGATCCCTTAACAACAACCTCTGGAGTCGTTTGATCTTCTACTTTCTTATCTTCAAAGCCCGGCTCCTCAGCGCCAGTTTGCTCGCTTAAAGACTTTTCAAGTTCTTCTAAACCGCCTTTTTCAGTAATTACGAGAGGATTTATAACAGGCTTGACGGCAGACCCAGTAACCTTAATTGTCTCCAAGTCTTCCTCGGCCTTTTCCTCTTCAGCCTTCTGCTCGGCCTCCTTAGCCTCTTCTATCTGACGCTCAGACAAAATATCTTGAACGCCACCAGTTGTAACGGTGCTTGCAAGAGCCTTCTCAAGATTTGGCTTAAAGGTAGATACTTCAATTTGTTCAAGACCTGCCTCTGCTTGACTACGCAAAGCATTATCAATTGCCTTGGAAACAAGCGTCCCGGTAACCGCAGATCCAAGCCCTTGTTCAGCAGCGGCACGAACGACAACTTCAGCAAGAGCATCGCCGGTTAACCCAGCAGCAACACCTTGAGTAGCGGCTTTTTCTACAGCTGACTCTGCTGCTTTTGATACAACACTAGAAGACGGAATAAGATCTCCAACCTTTTGGCCAACAGTGGTTCCAACATAAGTCGCCGCAGCGGCCTTGAGAACAGCCTCCATGTTGCCGCCAGTTTCAGCGTAAGTTTGAGCGGCCTTAGTTAGCGCAGCAGCCGTGGGAGGAATTCCTGCCGCAGCCATAATGGCATCAAGCCCGTACTCGGTTGCAAACTTAATGGCATCAGTTATTACAGACTCTTTCGCTTTAAGCCCCGCTCGCGGATCAGCAAATCCAGCCTTGCCACCCAGTTCCGCAAGGTTTCTCTCCAAGGCACGCTCGGAAATAAAGTCGCTTCGATCACCATATCGCTTGAGGTACTCTTCCTGAGGCAACTCGGCATAGAACTTGCGCATCTCATCTGCCGTCATCGGGCCACGCAGGTAACGCATCTTGTCGGGGTCAATAATGTTCTCAAAGAACATTCCCTTGCCTTCTTGCTCAGCCTTCAGCGCAACATCAAACGCACCCTTGAAGTCATTAGCTTTCAGTCGGTCGCCAATCTCCGAAAGAATCGCATTGCGCTCAAGATAGGGTTCGCTAATTTGCTTTTGGGCAGCGGTAAGGTCTTCTTCAGAAAGACCAGACATTTTTGCCACTTCAGCAGTTGAAACTTCAGGAGCCTTCTGAGGAGCCACATAAGACTTGGCGATCTCCTCGCGCATAGCCTTTTCAGCATCAGTCTCCTCAGGAGCATATAGCGACTTCTCAATAACCGTGGGCAATCCACCACCGCCCCCGCCCCCAAAGTCCAACGCAAAGTTCAGCGCACCAATAGGCTCCATCCTTGCGGCATCGGCTTGAGTAAGCAGTGCATAGGACTCTTGCATGGCCTTGGCTTGCTCAGGAGTCTTCGGCTCAACAAACTGACTAGCTGTCTCAATAGGCGAAGCAACAGCAGGCGGGGCGGCAACCACAGGCTTCGGAGCCTCAACGGAAGCAGCAACCCTAGCCTCCTCAGCAACCCTAGCCTCCTCTGCCGCACGCTCAGCCGCCAAACGATCCTGCTCTGCTGCAATGCGCTCTTGTTCTTTACGCGCTGCCGCTGCCTCACGGGCTGTCCGGGCTTCTGCCTCTGCACGCTCTGCCATGGCTGCTTCACGAGCCAACTGCGCCTCTCGGGCTGCAATCAGTTCCTGTTCTGCCCCTACATCCGAAAAAGCAGGAGCCATCTCAGGCGCAACCTCAGGACTGTATTGAGACAGGATTGACTCCATCTCTTTAGAAGAAATGCCAGAAACGGCCTCTTCAACATCAGGCATGTCACCATAAGTGTAGAAATTAGCCATGACTCACCTAATCCAAAACTTGGTAAAACCGAAGGGCCCATTCACGCCAGTCTGAAAACTGATACGGCGACGGCGGATTACGTTGCGAAATACCATTAATACCAATGATTCCTGCGCCCCAATTCTGCCACTCGCTTTCTTTCTCAAGACGAGCAATAGGGCCATAAGACTCTAAGTCAAGCACAGTGTAATCAGCCCAATTCTGCAAAGAATGGAATCGCGGGTCTGTTAAAAGACTCACGGGTTTTCTCCCAGAATCGTGCCCGTAGCCGGTTCGATGTGAGCAATCGTCTGCCCCATCTGGTAATTGCCGCCAATCACGTTGCTCTCAAACCTAAAGCGCAACTCGCGACGAATCTCGCGGAAATACACTAACTGCTGCTGCTTGGTCTGGGGAGAGGCGTAAATGGTCTGTGGGTCACTCGTAACCTCAGCAGACTTGGCATTGGCCCGACCCGTAACCTGAACCGTCATGTCGCCTGCCTGAACAAAGTCTGGCTCAATCATCTCAACGCGAAGGGCCATGTTCTGCGGGTTTTCTGAAGCAAGAAGCGACATGTCAGAAGTCTCAAAGTACGACTGCACCGGCCTGATCTGAGTGCCGTTGATCTCATCCACTCCGTACTCGTGCTGCCACACCACATACCCCTTCGGGTCGTTGATGATTCTGGGGCTACCGTCTTCGGTTACACGCAAGTCACCAGTGTCCGTGATGCGATAAATAGGCTGCGTCGCCTCAGTGTCAATAACACCAATCACCAGCGGAGAGCTAAACACCTGCGCATACTGACCAGCAGAACGCCCGCCATTGGGCAGAATGGTGTCGTACCACGTTTCCTCACGCACGTTGTAAATCACAGCATGAGTACATTCAGTAGCGTTGCCACGGGGGTAACACCACCAGATCTCGCCCCAGCGCGGTACTTTGAATGCAAAGACCTTTTGACGCTGAGCATAGTTCAAGTTGTCGTAAAACCAGTTCAGGTTAAGCTGATTCGGCACTTCGCGTACAACACCGTTGAACATCAAGAAGCGGTCAACGCCGCACCAGAAGTACAAACCATCGTACTCAATCACACTCTGCCCAGAGAGAATGCTTGACTGCGAGGTAATGGTGTCAAAGTTGAAGATGGACGATCCACCTACATACGTCGCACGAACCAAAGAGTCCAAAGACCAAAAGAGACCAGACGGAGCATTGCCAGCACCCGCTCGCAGCGGAAGACCCTTGACGATCTTCTGACTGGTTACACGGGCAGCGCCAGAGCCAGATCCGCTCCAGTCATCCGTATATCCCGCACGGCTCCACTGCACAAAGCCATCTGTGCCATAGGCAAACACATACGGCGCAAGCGCCACAATTCCGCCAGACACCGTGACCGCAGGAACTAAGTCCAAAGCGCCCGTGCCGTTGTCGTAGCCGCGATACAAAGCGCCATTCTGATCAGAAGAAATGTCTTCCAGATCCGACGATACATGCGCCAGAATTTCGTTCTGATTGGTTGTGGTGTTATACGCCACATCAAAATGCCACATGGCATCAATGTCGCTAACGTAATACAGGTTCGTCCGATTGGTGACAATGCTGCTCGCGCCGTTTTGGCTCAGGCGAAACCGGAACACGCCATCCGACGTACCAATATGGACATAGGTATATCCATTATGATTGTGAATGTGCATGCCACGCGCAATGCCATCTAGCCGGTCTTGAAGAGCACGATAGCCGCCCATCTTTCTCGGCAGGCCACGCTGAAACCGGCACCACTGCCCGTCAACGTAATAGTTGCCTTCAAACTTCGTACCGTCCCGCTTGATACCGGGTTGCGGACGCAGAACAACTGGCTGCAAAGGCATTAGTACGTGCCACCCTTAATGGGGTCAAGATCCAAGGCAATCTGGGCCGCTGAAGTACTCGCAGCAATAAACACAGCGTTACCTACGGTCGTAGCCCCAAGGTTTGTTCTAGCACCCGATGCCGTTGTAGCGCCCGTACCACCCTGCGCCACAGAAAGCGGGATACCAATCGTGGACGTATCAGCATCCACCACATCCGTACCGTCGCAGTACAAGATGGCCCGCGCACCCTGCGATACCGTCACACCCGGCGATGCCTGACCCGAAGTGCGAATGCCTAAGGTGTAAGACCCCGTGGTCTGGTTGCTCACCCAGTACTGCTGGGCAGTCGTCGGAACAATGATGTCCCGGTTACCAGTCAGCGCACCCGTGAAGATATAAG